TGATGTTTTGGCAGAAGAAAAAGCCTAAACGAAAAACTAAAAAAGTCCCTCCCCCACACATTGAAAGACAAGTCAACACAGGTGAACAGATAGCAAAAGGACTTACCGATGGTATTGTTTCAACACCTAAAAAAGATGAGCAAAAAAAGCCCACGGAGAAAAAATCAAAAAACGATCCTAAAAAAGAATTTCTCCGAGTGTTCAAGCAGCTCACTAATCGACATCGCTCTTGGGATGTGTGGAGAGACTTCATCGTAATGTACGCTTGTGCTTTATCCAATCCTGTAGATAAGCAACATTATGAAGAAAGAGAAGCGTTATATTTACGAATAATCAAAAAATACAACAAACAGGAACAGCCCCTGTTTTCTGAACTTGCTGCCCATACAGTCATGGCTTTGGAAGAAAACCCAGAGCAAGACTTCTTGGGCAGTATTTATATGTCCCTTAATCTCGGTAATCAACACAAGGGTCAATTCTTTACGCCTTATCATGTATGTGAACTAATGGCAGAAGTCACGATGCAAGATACTGTTATGAAAATCGAGAAAGAGGGTTACATCACCATCAATGACCCATGTTGTGGAGCTGGAGCAACTTTAATTGCCGGTATCCATGCTGCAAGAAAACGACTTGAAAAAGCTGGTTACAACTATCAAGATCATGTATTTGTTGTGGCACAGGACATCGACCAGACAGTTGCTTTGATGTGTTATATTCAGCTATCTCTTCTTGGAGTAGCCGGATACATTAAAGTAGGTAATTCGCTTACTGAGCCTATAACCGAAAAAGACTCTACTGAAAATTATTGGTTCACACCAATGTATTTCTTTCCATCATGGTCGTTGAGGCGAATGTTTGGGTGTATGTAAATGGCAGGTATATCTCTTAGAGATTATCAACTTGATGCTGTCAACAGAATGAAAAACGGCTGTATTCTCTGTGGCGGTGTCGGAAGCGGTAAATCTCGAACCGCATTGTCATATTACTACAAACAAAATGGTGGTAAGTTGGATACCAAGAATTATGTAAGGATGCCTGGTACTCCGAAAGACTTATACATCATTACCACGGCGAGAAAAAGAGATACTTTAGAATGGGAGGGTGAACTATCGCCCTTCCTTCTTTCTACTCATCCTGAAGTCAGTGCTTACAAAAATAAAGTTATTGTAGACTCATGGAACAACATCGGTAAGTACGCAACGGTTACGGACGCTTTCTTTATATTTGATGAACAGCGTGTTGTAGGATCGGGAGCATGGGTAAAAGCATTTCTGAAAATCGCCAAATTCAATGAGTGGATTTTGCTGTCCGCTACTCCCGGCGATACTTGGGAGGATTATATTCCGGTCTTTGTGGCAAACGGTTTCTATAAAAACCGTACGGCTTTCAAGAACGAACATATGATTATGACTTGGGTGAATGGTAAATACCCGAAAGTGGACAGATATGTAGGTGTCGGTCGACTCATCCGACTGCGTAACTCTATTCTCATTGAGATGGACTTTCAAAGAGAAACTTGCTCGCATCATGAGGATATATATGCTCAGTATGATATTGCCAAGTACAAAGATGCTGGTAGAAAACGATGGAATCCGTATAAAAACGAACCTATCGCTACTGCCAGTGAGCTTTGTTATATTTGGCGTCGTATTGTAAACGAAGATGATTCTCGCTTGGTCGCTCTTCTGGAGCTGTTTGAAAAACATCCAAAGATGATTATCTTCTACAACTTCGATTATGAGCTTGATATTCTTAAGAACGCTTACTATGGAGAGAATGTTGAAATCGCAGAATGGAATGGTCACAAGCATCAGCCTATTCCAACTGGAGATAGTTGGGTTTATTTGGTTCAATATAATGCCGGAGCTGAGGGCTGGAACTGCATTACCACCGATACCATTGTCTTCTACTCACAGAATTATTCTTACAAAATCATGAAGCAGTCAGCAGGTCGAACGGACAGGCTTAATACACCTTTCAAAGATCTCTACTACTATCATCTGAAATCTCGTTCTGCTATCGACTTGGCTATTAGTCGAGCTTTGAATGAGAAACGCAATTTCAATGAAACCAAGTATGTAAGCAGCTACTCTAAGAGTACGCTTAAGTACGAACCTAATAGAATTGCTGCTAAGGCTGCTTAACCGAAAGGAGAAAAGATGGATAATTTGAATGTTAACGAATGCCTGCTTGTCAGCGTTGATTTCACGAGAGGAACAGATACTGGTGTTCTTATTGTAGGCAGACAAAAAGAAGGCAAAGTCGATGTTATCAATGCATTTCAAGGGCAAGAAGCTATTGATATTTACAACAAACTCATCACCACAAAAAATGGAGGTTCACAAAAATGAGAAATCAAGAAATAGCAAAAGTATACGACGCGACCCCTAGACAGATCGAGACTCGTAAGTCTAATCGAAGCCGACTCACTGAGGTGGTTGGTGAAGCTCTGGGCCTTATCGCTTGTATGTGTGTTGCTGCGATTGTTATCGCTATCACTGTGAAATTTATTATGTGGATTCTGTAAAGGAGAAGAAAAATGAATAATATTAAGAAGAACTGGAAGCTCACTCTTATCATTGTTGCCGGTATTTTGGCAGTTATCATGCTCTGTGTTTTCTGGGTACAAGGTGCTCAAAACAAGGCTTTTTCTTTGGAAGAGCAGGTCAACACCGCTTCTTCCGATATTAAGATTCAGGAAAAAAGACGAGTAGATCTTGTCTATAATCTTGCTGATTGTGTCAAGCAATACGATAAACATGAGGCAGATACTCTAACAGCGATTGTTGATGGCCGAGGTTCTGCTAGAGATATCGAAAACGTTACCACCACCATTACTGCGGTCGCTGAAGCTTATCCTGAGTTGAAAGCTAATGAAAACTATAAAGAATTCATGAACGAGCTTGCTATTACCGAAAATCTTATTGCTGAATACAGAAGTAACTACAATCAGCAAATCAAGGAATACAATCGTTATGTGCGTAAGTTTCCCACTCGATTGTTCCTTAATATACTTGGATATGAGGTTCTGGAATACGGCTATTTAGATTACAATGCTCCCGTAGATGCTCCTCAGGATCTCTTTGGGGAGTAACTAATATGGACGATTTCAAGATTACAAAAAGAGAGATTATTGCAAGTATTTCAATTATTGCAATTATGTTGCTTATCGGCGTTATTATCTCAGGAAAAATTTCAGACTGGATGATGGATAAAAATGCCGAATACAACAAAGCTGTAAAAATAGAATCGCTTGACCTTTTTGAATATGGTATGCGGACCGATGTTGGAAATGCTTTTGTTTATGGTGACTTACTCGCTGTGGACACTGTTACATATCCTGAAATCGGCGGTTCCTATATGTTTGTAGAAAAAGTTAAAGAACGTTACACTAAACACACCAGACAAGTAGCTCATACGAGAACTGTCAATGGCAAAACACAGACTTATTATACAACCGAGACCTATTGGACTTGGGATCGTGTTGGGTCTGAAGATAAAAAATGTGTTGAAGTGTCGTTCCTCGGTCATGTATTGCCTTCTGAAAAAATTGATATTCCAGGCAGCAATTACATTGACACCATCAAAGAGTCTTACTATATTCGCTACAAATATTATGGAACCGACACGGCGTTCACCGGAACCATATTCACTCGACTTGCTGATGATACGATTACGGACAGCACTACTTTCTACAATAACATGACCATTGACGAAACGGTAGATATGCTGGAATCTACAGCCCCCATTTATATTTTCTGGGCGGTTTGGATTATCTTGATTGGACTCGTTGTCTATGGATTCTATTACATTGACAACCGATGGTTAGAATAAGGAGAATTGTTTATGAAAGCTAAAGACTATTTTGCTAAGTACGAAAAGGCTCTCGCCTCTGCGGATCAGGATGAATGCTCTACTGCTATCGCTGAGATGCTGAACGAGATGAACTCTGAAGTACAGAATCTGTTGAAGGTTCGCCATGTCAAGACTGATGCGGGCACCTTCCCTATCTTTAAGGAAATGAACCAGAAGTGGAATGCCATCGTACGCCTCTTCGAGAATAAGTATGGTGCTACACCTATTGTTAAGGACGGCTTCCGACTTTTCTGGGTTCACAAAATGCCCCAGTTGATGGGTAAAATTTGAAAGGAGAAAAAACTATGATTACTGCTGGTACTAAAGTGGCTATTATGCCGGGTGCTGATTACGCTAACCGTTTCATCGGTCAGGTTGGTGTAGTTCGCAAAAACTATAAGGATAAAATCGGTGTTCAGATTCAGGGTTACAACAATCCCGATAGCGAGTATGGCGTATTCTGGTTCAAGGAGAAGTTCCTTGCTGTTATTCCGGATGCAAGCATTCTCGTAGATGACGCGATCAAACAGGTAATCTTCAGTGGTCCTAAGACTATCATTCTGTGGAAAGATGGCACTAAGACCATTGCTACTTGTGGCGAGGGCGACCATTATGATAAGTATGTTGGTTTCTGCGCTGCTGTCACAAAGAAGATGTTCGGCTCTACTACCAAGGTGAAGAAGGTTCTTGATCGTTTCATCAAGGAGGACAAGTAATGGCTGATATTCTCGTAATTAAGGTAAATGCTTTTCTGAGTGGAAAAGATATGAATGGTTTAACCAAGTATATTCATGAATCTATGAAAACTGGTTTGGTTGTTCTGCCGCCTTATTGCGATGCTCAGATTGTTCCCGAGGGTGTTGAAGTTCGGATTGAAAATCCTTACGAACGAAAGGAGGAACCGTGTGAGTAAAGAATATGACGATTACTTAGAAAAGCACAAAAGTAATGTTCAAAAGGGTTATATTTGGCTGCGTACCAATCTACCCAAACTATTTGATAAGTATCCTGATGACAATAGCAGCATCCTTGCTCATGATCAATCTAAAAGCGAAAAGGATGAATACGAGGCTTATGATGCTTACTTCTACGGTGAAAAAACTCCTGCTGTGGAAGAAGCGTTCAGACGAGCATGGCTTCTGCATATCCATCGTAATCCACATCATTGGCAATATTGGGTACTTATCAACGATGACCCTGGCGAGGGCGAAATCTGCCTGGAGATGCCGCACAATTATATTTTCGAAATGATTTGTGACTGGTGGGCATTTAGTTGGTCTAAGGGTAATTTGAGCGAGATATTCTCATGGTATGATGAACACTCTGCCTATATCAAGCTCGCTCCCAAAACCAGAGAGATCGTTGAAGATATTCTTTGGGAACTCCGAGGACGACTTGGATATAATGTTCTCGCTCATCATGGCATCAAAGGTCAAAAGTGGGGTGTAAGAAACGGTCCGCCTTATCCTCTTGAAAAATCTTCTGGAAGTGATAAAATTAAAGAGGAGCAAAAATCAAGAAGTTTCAACATTCCAAGAAACAAATTTACAGACTATGCTCTTAATCCAGAGAAAGCTCCTGACAAGGCTCGGGTTTTCGAGTCAGCGTTGGGATATAATAAGGATAATTGCGACCAACTCATCGAAGATATCGAAAAGCGTGCTGATATTCATAAGATGGTTGAAAAAGGTGATAACGGCTACGGAATGAGATATGAGCAAGTTATAAGACTCAAAGGACCTAATGAAAAAGAGGCAAATGTCTTGACGGCTTGGATTGACGATGATAAAGAACTGAGATTAACCAGTGTCTATGTTACTAAAAAGGAGGAGACAAAATGACTGTAAAACAATATGACAGAGTTCGTCTAAAAGATGGTCGAACCTGTACAATCGTTGATATTCTTAAAGAAGATACGGCATATATAGTCGATGTCGATCTTCCAGGACCAGATTGGGATACAATCGAAATTAAACACGAGGATATTTACGATGTTATCCAATGATATGCTCACTGAAGTTAAGGATTATCTCGCAAAGCTGACCAGTCATATTACCTTTGAATACAATGGCCAGTCTTGTGGTATTGATCCCTTGTCTAAGGACGAGTTCAACATGTGGTATGGTTCCGACGAGATGACTGTCAATTCTATTGATAAGGTCATGAATGCAAATTTCTTTGACGGTAAATCCTTAGAGGAAATTTGGGACGAGATTACTGAGTTGGAATACTAATACACAGCAACTAAGATTGCTCTAAATTGTGTAAAAGCAGTTTAGGGCACTTTTTATATTTCTAAGAAAGGAAAAAAATACAATGCTGAAAATTGAAAAATTCGTAACTATGTCTCCTGCACAGTACGAAATTATTATTGAGGGTATGCGCAATCCTAAGAATAGCTGGGACCGTTCCGACAGCTATACCACTCACATCTGTGATGAAGAGACTATGCAAACTGCTGACTTTGCTTGGTTTATGGGCGACAACGATCATAAGTTGGCAGAGAGTCTTGCAGACGGCGGTCCTGTTCATGCTAAGTATCGTCGTATGATGATCGTATATCTTACGGTCAACGCTCCTTTCTATTGGTGGAAAGAATTTGATACTTACAAGGTCGGTACAGTTTGCAACTCTTGCAGCACCATGCACAAGATTCATTCCAAGGAATTTGAATTGAGCGACTTTAGTGTTGAGCATTTGCAGGGACCTGGTCTGTGCAATTTGGAAAACGCTATTAAACTTCTCAATTACTACAGGGATTGTTATAACGGCACAGTAATTGATGACAGACGAGATGGTTTGGATGGGAAGGCTGTTCAAAAAGATTTCTGGTGGCAGATGATTCAGATGCTTCCTACCTGCTACAACCAGAAGCGTACCATCATGCTGAACTACGAGGTCCTCGCTAACATCTATAAGTGGCGTAAGAACCACAAGCTCGACGAGTGGCATACATTCTGTAACTGGATTGAGGAATTACCTTACAGTGAGCTTATCACTGGCATCAAGGATGTGGACTAATTGGGATACAGAAAAGTTGGTGCCTTAGAGCAATGTTGGTACATCATCAAATGGAAGATTAAAGAACTCTTCCGCAGAAAATGACAGATAAGAGCTGAGGAATAAACCTTGGCTCTTATTTTTATCCCTATATGAAGGAGAATCTAACTATGACTATTAACGAATACCAGAAAAATGCACTTCGCACTGCCAATAAGTCACTGAATTCTTTCCAGCAGCTTGAGAACGGCATTATGGGCTTGAATGGTGAAGCTGGCGAGTGTATTGATATTCTGAAAAAGCATCTGTTCCAGGGGCATGAGCTCGACAAGGAGCATATTGCAAAGGAACTTGGTGATATTGCTTGGTACTTGGCGCTGAGTGCTGAAGCTATTGGTTATGATCTGGAAACTATCATGCAGATGAATGTAGACAAGCTGCGTGCCCGCTATCCGGACGGTTTCGATACGGAGCATAGCCTCCATCGCGCAACAAATGATATTTAAGGAGGTATTCATATGCAGAATTCTTTTGGCGAGAAAGTGAAGTCTATATTTGACAGTATCACTATTCTCCAGGCTAAAGACAGCGATTTGAAGAGAGATAACGCCAACATCAACGGCGATTCACCTATGGGTGCAATGCTCCAGTATGGTGCTAATACAGCTAAGGAGTATAACCTTACTTATTTGGTTAAGCCCGCGATTGCGGATCTTCACAGGTCTGCGTGGCTTCATATACACGATTTGGACTTCTATGCGTGGACTACTACTTGCACTCAGATTGAGCTTCGTAAGCTGTTCAAAGGCGGTTTCAATACTGGTCATGGACATCTGAGAGCACCTAAGAGTATCGGTTCGTACGCTGCTCTTGCTGCTATTGCAATTCAGTCTAATCAAAATGACCAGCATGGAGGTCAGTCCGTAGTTGACTTTGATTATGCTATGGCTGAAGGAGTGAGATACACCTATCAAAAGTATCTCAAAGAAGCCCGCAAGATCGCTCGTGATATTTTGGGAGATGATGCCGGATGTGGCTTTACAGAAAATATTGAGATTTGGATTCTCGATTATGCTATGGAGAAGACTACTCGTGACACTTATCAGGCTATGGAAGGCTTCGTTCATAATCTAAATACGATGCACTCCAGAGCAGGTGCACAGGTTCCGTTCAGCTCGATCAACTACGGTACCGATACCTCTTGGGAAGGTAGATTGGCAGTTGAACAGCTTCTGCTTGCTACTGAGGCTGGACTGGGTCAGGGCGAAACACCTATCTTCCCGATCCAGATTTTCAGAGTTAAAGAAGGTATTAACTACAATCCCGAAGATCCTAACTACGACCTGTTCAAGCTGGCTATGCGAGTAAGTGCTAAGCGATTGTTCCCGAACTTCGCATTTATCGATGCCCCGTTCAACCTCCAGTATTACAAGTACGGACACCCCGAAACGGAGGTGGCCTATATGGGCTGTCGCACCAGAGTTATGGGTAATGTCTATGATCCTACTCGTGAGGTTGCACCTGGACGAGGAAATCTGAGCTTCACTTCTATCAACTTGCCTCGTTTGGGCATTGTGGTAGAAAAAGATGTAAATCAGTTCTTCAAACTTCTCGATGGTATGCTGGATAAGACTATGGAGCAGCTTCTGGACCGTTATGAGATTCAGGCTTCCAGAGTAGCTCGTAACTTCCCATTCCTCATGGGAGAAGGCGTCTGGATGGATTCTGACGGGCTGGGTCCGGACGATGAAGTACGAGAAGTGTTGAAGCACGGCACTCTTTCTATCGGCTTCTGCGGCCTTGCAGAGTGTCTGGTGGCTCTTACTGGTAAGCATCATGGTGAAAGTGAGGAAGCACAGGAACTTGGTCTTCGCATTGTGAGTTATATTCGTGACTACTGCGATAAGAAGTCCAAAGAACTCGGTATGAATGTCACTTGTCTTGCTACTCCTGCTGAAAGCTTGGCTGGTCGTCTGCTTAGAGCTGATAAAAAAGAGTTTGGTGAAATCAAGGGAGTTACTGACCGTGAATACTATACCAACAGTTTCCATGTCCCTGTTTACTACAATCTCCCTGCAATCAAAAAGATTGACATCGAAGCACCTTATCATGCTCTTACGAATGCCGGTCACATTTCCTATGTCGAGCTGGATGGCGATCCTACCAAGAACCTTGCTGCATTCGAGCGAATTGTTCGTCACATGAAAGAAGCGGGTATTGGATATGGTTCCATCAATCATCCTGTAGACCGTGACCCTGTATGCGGTTACAACGGAATCATTAACGACACTTGTCCTTGTTGTGGACGAAATGAAAAAGATGGTTCACCTTTCGAGCGTATCCGTCGTATTACCGGTTATCTCGTAGGTACGCTGGATAAGTGGAATGATGCTAAGAGAGCAGAGGAGCGAGATCGTGTCAAACATACAGTCAATCAGGATTTCGGGAATAACTCCTGAATCCATTGTTGATGGTGAAGGTATCCGCTATGTGATATTTACACAGGGCTGCCCTCATCATTGTGTAGGCTGTCACAACCCTTCAACTCATTCATTTGATGGTGGTAAGGTCGTAGCCATCCATGATATTCTTACTGACATTGAAAAAAACAGTGAATACATCGATGGAATTACTCTCTCTGGTGGAGAGCCATTCTGTCAAATAGACCAGTGTAGCATTATTGCTAAGCAGGCTCGGAAGTTGGGCTTGACAGTATGGTGTTACACTGGTTTCTCTTTTGAAGAATTATACGGACGAGGTGATGCACTTGAGTTACTACAGGATATTGATGTTCTGGTGGACGGTCCATTCATATTGGAAGAGCGTTCTCTCGATTTGGATTTCAGAGGCAGTCGGAATCAAAGGATCATCGACGTCCGTACGAGTCTTAAAGAAGGAGTGACAACCATGAAAAAGTTTTAAGAAAAGGAGCGAAATTGTTATGGCATCTAATGACAATCCGAGAAAGAACTCGGAAGGATATTCCGACCCTACTGCTTTTGAGGCACTTCGGAATATTAACAAAGAAGACGAGAGATTCCATAAGCTGTTACATACGATATTCTATCTGTGTGAACTGGCAGGCTTTGAGATCGAGGGTCGAGTGGTATTGATTGACAAGAAAACTGGTCGCGTTTGGCGTTGAGGAAATCGTGCGGACTACTAAAAAAACTGGTGCATTCGTGCCCACTTTCGAAAATATGAAAATGGGCTTTGCCCGGTTTTATGTGGGTTTTGAAAAATTGTACGGACGAAATTTCTAAAAAATGGCCAAAAAAAGTGGGCTTTTGCCCGTTTTTGAAAACCAAAAGTGGGCAGAAAAATTTGGAGGCATTTTCTCAAAACGGCACTTTTTGGGCGATTTTTGGCCGTTTTTGGCCGATTTGCGCAAATTTGTACAGACGAAAGTGTCATTTTGCCCACTTGCCCACTTTTATTTCTTATTTAATTGCGATAAAAAATTTTAATATTTATATAAATAAGGCAAGTAAAGTGGGCTTTTGGCCACGAGCGATTCTCCATATCACAAACCAGTCGATTTGTCAAGAGATATTTTGTAAAAAGCCCTTTTCTTTTTTCGGGTGTTATGCTATAATTAAGAGGCCACACAATTTCATACTTTTAAGTCGTAAGGGAAGACTACTTTGGTAAAAAGTGTTTTCTCTCTTTACTCATGTGTCCTTTGCGACTTGGTTGAGATTGTGTGGCAACAATGAGGGTAGCACTTTTTCGGTGCGTCTCTTGTTGTGGGGGCGCACTTTTTTAATGCCCTCGGAAAGGGTAATGAGTATGAGCGATAATAAAAATTCCAACAAGAATGTTAGTGGTATAGCTGCTGGTATAACAATGGCTGCATCTGTGTTGCCTCTTGTTAAACCGGCTATTGATGCTGTGCGTGACTATGCTGATAAAACTATAGAGGAAAGAAAAAAGTTAGTGGCTGTTCCAGAATTATATTCTAAGGAATACCCACTCACGAAAGAACAGGCTGTAGAAATCTTAGACAGTTGCGGTCTTAAAGCTACTCTCGTCAAAGCAGCTATGTCTGATGCTAATGTTCAATACCGGAATTGTTTTGATATGCAGGTCATCAAGTCTCATCCAAAAGCCAAACAAAAAGTTGAACGAGGCTCAAGTGTTTTGGTGAAGTACATAACACAAGAAGTCATTGACGAAAGTCAGAAAATGTACGAACTTGCTGAAAAACAAAAAGCCGAAATGCAAATTGCTAAAGTCACTAAGCAAGAAGAGCGTAAGGAAAAGACAAAACAAATGATGACTGATGTAATGTCTAACGCTAGAAAAGGAATTGAAAAGATTCCAGTTTTCAAAAAGAAAGACACTCCCGATGATGTGTCTGAAGAATAATTCAAAATAAAATCTGTTGACCGAGATGCTGTGAAAATGGTGTCTCGGCTTTTTTATTGCCTTTTTGCACCGCGCGAAAAAAACATCCCCTTTTATGAAGAGAGGAGTAAAAAAGCTATTTTTTAATGGACATTCCCTTTTCGGTTTTGACCAAATTGCATGAAAGGAGGCTCATTTGGTATGCTCGAAAGTAGATTTCAAGCGAATCTCATTAAAGAGATTAAAAAACGATTTCCCGGTTGCATCGTTATGAAAAGTGATTCGGGATATTTGCAGGGTATTCCTGATCTGCTCATCTTGTATAAAAACAAATGGGCAACTTTAGAGTGCAAGCAAAGTGCTGGCGCAAAAAAGCAACCCAATCAAGAATACTATGTGGACAAAATGAATCAGATGTCATTCTCAAGATTTATCTGTCCCGAAAACAAGGAGGAAGTGCTGCATGATCTTCAACAATCATTCGAATCTTGAAGGCCAACACGCCTTTCTTGGTGCCAGCAAGTATCATTGGATCAATTACGATGAAGCTAAAGTGGCTGAGTCTTATTCGAAGTTCTTAGCTACACAACGAGGAACTGTGCTTCATGACTTTGCATGTCAGTGTATTCGTTTAGGACAAAAACTTCCTAAAACTCAGAAGACATTGAATATGTATGTCAATGATGCTATTAGTTTCCGAATGGTTCCAGAACAGGTGTTATTCTATTCCGAGAATTGTTTTGGCACTGCGGACACTATTGTGTTCCGAAACAACACACTTCGTATTCATGACTTAAAAACTGGCGTCGTTCCGGCGCACATGGAGCAGCTCGAAATATATGCTGCTCTTTTTTGTTTGGAATACAAGATCAAACCGGCGACTATTGATATGGAACTTCGTTTGTATCAGAATAATGAAATTTTGTATCATACGCCAACTGTCGAAGACATCGCTCCAATTATGGATAAGATTGTTACCTTTGACAAAGTAATCAGAAAAGTAAAAGAACAGGAGGGCTAAACTATGAATCCCATTGTGGAAGAAATGCTAATGCATTATGGAATGCCGCGTCGTTCCGGTCGCTATCCGTGGGGTTCTGGTGATAACCCTTACCAACATAGTGGCGATTTTCTATCCAGAGTTGAGGAAATGAAGCGTAACAACTTCACATTCACCGATGAAGATGGAAAGACTTACACTGGCGAAGTCGCCATTGCAAAATCTATGGGTCTTAGTACAACGCAGTTTAGAACTCAGATGAGTCTAGCTAAAGATGAACGAAGATCTCAAGATGTTGCCACAGCTAAAGCTCTTAGAGAAAAGGGTTATAGTTTGAATGAAATCGCTGACAAAATGGGCTTTGCTAATGATTCTTCAGTTCGTTCTCTTTTGAATGAGAGTTCCGAAGCCAGAATGAATCAGGCAAAAACTACTGCTGACTTTCTTAAACAGCAGGTAGCTGAAAAAGGCATGATTGATGTCGGTACAGGTGTTGAAAGAGAGCTTGGTATTTCTAAAGAAAAGATGAATCAGGCTCTTTATATTTTGGAAATGGAAGGCTATCCGATTTATGGTGGTGGTGTTCCCCAAGTAACAAATCCCGGTAAACAGACAAACATCAAAGTCCTTTGTCCTCCCGGAACTGAGCATAAAGAGATTTATAATTTCGAAAATGTTCATTCTGTGCGAGACTATGTGTCTCATGATGGCGGCGAAACATTCGACAAATTTGTTTATCCAAAAAGTATGGATTCTAAGCGTATGCAGATTTGTTATGCAGAAGAAGGTGGTATCTATAAAGATGGCGTAATCGAAATTCGTCGTGGCGTAGAAGATCTTTCTCTCGGCAATTCTCATTATGCTCAGGTTCGTATCTTAGTGGATGGTAATCGATATCTGAAAGGAATGGCTGTTTATTCC